GAAAAAGCCATACATTACGCAAAATTAATATTAGAGTTAGAATATAACACAAAGGGAGAATGACATTGCAGCCTATCTTAAACATTAGTATTTCACCAGACAGAGATAGTCTTTTCGATGAGCTAGGCATCGCACGGTTAAAAGAATCCTACATGATGGATCACGAACTTTCCCCACAGGAAAGATTTGCTTACGTATCTAAATCATTTTCCTCTGATCAAGAACATGCACAGCGTCTCTATGAGTACTCCTCAAAGCATTGGCTTTCTTATTCTACACCCATCCTATCTTATGGTAAGTCCTCTCGTGGTCTTCCTATCTCTTGCTACCTAAACTATATTCATGATAGTGCAGAAGGCTTAGTAGAAAACCTTTCAGAGACTAGCTGGTTGTCTATGCTTGGTGGTGGTGTGGGTATTGGCTTTGGCATACGGTCATCAGATGATAAATCAACGGGGGTTATGCCTCACTTAAAAATGTATGATGCCTCTTCCCTCGCTTATCGTCAGGGAAAGACACGCAGAGGTTCTTATGCAGCTTACCTCGATGTAGATCATCCTGATCTTCTTCTATTTTTGGAAATGAGAAAGCCTACTGGCGATCAGAACTTTCGCTGCTTAAACATGCATCACGGTATTAATATTAGCGACAAGTTTATGCAGCTAATAGAAACCTCTATGACAGATGATAATGTAGACGACAGTTGGGAGTTATGTGACCCTCACTCAAAGAAAGTATATGATGTAGTCTCAGCTAAAGAAATCTGGCAGCGTATCCTAGAGATGCGTATGCAAACTGGTGAGCCTTACCTACATTTTATTGATCGTTCTAACGAACAGCTACCTGCATGGCTAAAGCAGAAAGGTCTAAAGGTACATCAATCTAACCTTTGTTCAGAAATTATTCTCCCTACGTCAGCAGAGCGCACAGCAGTATGTTGCCTATCTTCTATAAACCTTGAGTACTTTGATGAATGGTCTAAGGATAAGCAGTTTCTACCTGACGTATTGGAAATGTTGGATAATGTTCTTGAGTTTTTTATTAATAATGCTCCTAATTCCATCAGCCGCGCTAAGTACTCCGCTAGTAAAGAACGATCTGTTGGTGTTGGAGCCTTGGGTTTTCACGCCTACCTACAAAGCAAAGGCATGTCCTTTGAGTCAGCCGTTGCTAAATCAATCAATATGCGGATGTTTAAGCACATCAGAACAGAGCTTGATTCAGCCAACCGAAAGCTGGGAAAAGAAAGAGGAGAAGCTCCTGATGCAAAAGGAACAGGATTACGCTGCAGTCACGTTATGGCAGTCGCACCAAATGCTTCTTCTTCAATTATTATGGGAAATACCTCCCCATCTATCGAGCCTTGGAGAGCAAACGCCTATCGGCAAGATACAATTAGTGGCTCCTTTCTAAATAAAAATAAGTTCTTAGATAAACTAATCAAGGAGAAGTGTAGTGAAGATACTAAACTTGACTATGATAAGATTTGGTCTTCTGTTATTGCCAATGATGGTTCTGCACAGCATCTTCGTTGTCTCACGGAAATTGAGAAGGAAGTTTACAAAACGTCGATGGAGATAGACCAGCGTTGGGTCATTGAACATGCAGCAGATCGTCAGCAGTATATTGATCAAGCACAATCTTTGAATATCTTCTTTCGTCCTGACGTTGACATCAGCTATCTTCATGCTGTGCATTTCATGGCTTGGAAAAAGGGGCTAAAGACTATGTACTACTGCCGCTCAGAAAAGATTGGTAAGGCTGATAAAGTCTCTCGTAAAATTGAACGACAGATTATTCAAGAACTTGATATGGAAGCATTAGCTTCTGGCGAAGAGTGTCTGGCTTGTGAGGGTTAAGTTACGTATTGCTTGGAATTACTGGTGTAAAGCATTAGGCAGTAAAGCATATGAAGAAGATAATAAAGCAGATGTTGTTGCTGTTATTCGTACATTTTGGATTATTCTTCATATACTTACTTGCCTTGCTATCCTGACTCACAACTCTAAAAACTTAGGACTTTGGTAAATGACTAAAAAACTTAAACTTCAAGACGAGCGTAATTATTTTAAGCCCTTCCATTACCCTTGGGCTTATGATGCTTGGCTAAAGCATGAGCAGTCTCATTGGCTTCATACTGAAGTACCAATGCTAGAGGACGTGAAGGATTGGAAGAGTGTTCTTTCTACAGAGGAGAAGTATTTTCTTACACATATCTTTCGTTTCTTTACTCAGTCGGACATTGATGTAGCTGGTGGTTATGTAAACGACTATCTCCCACTATTCCCCCAACCTGAAGTGCGTATGATGCTGACTAGCTTTGCTGCTAGAGAAGCTCTACATGTAGCAGCCTACTCGCACCTCATCGAATCTTTAGGGATGCCTGACGCCACCTACAATGAGTTCCTAGAGTATGAAGCAATGAAAGATAAGCATGAATATTTTCATGATAAGCTTTCAGGAGATGCTTCAGTGCCTTTAAAAATTGCAGCTATCTCTGCATTTACAGAGGGTCTAGCATTATTCTCCTCTTTCATAATGTTGTTAAATTTTCCTCGACATGGTAAAATGAAAGGAATGGGGCAGATTGTCACATGGTCTATTGTAGATGAAACACAACATGCTGAAGGTATGATCCAATTGTTTCGTGCTTACGTCGAAGAAAATCGTGACGTATGGAACGATAAGACAAAGGGAGAGATATATACTACAGCTACTGAAATGGTAGACTTAGAAGATAAGTTTGTTGATCTTGCTTTTAAAATGGGTAAGGTTGAAGGACTAAGAGATTATGAAGTAAAGGAATATATTAGATATATCGCTGATCGGCGGCTTATCTCTATGGGCCTGAAGGGAATTTACAAAGTAAAAACAAACCCTCTTCCTTGGGTAGAGACAATGATCAATGCACCTACTCACACAAACTTCTTTGAGAATCGTGCTACTGATTATGCTAAAGGAGCTTTACAAGGTAATTGGAGTGATGTTTGGAAAACTAAATAATGTAGGGAGATTAACATGGCTAGAGATTATAAAAGAGAAAACAAGGTAACAAAAAGTAAACCTAAAAATATTGCTAAACGTGTAGCAAGAAATAAGGCACGTAGGGAAGCTATTAGAAAAGGGCGAGTATCTGTTGGAGATGGTAAGGAACTAGACCATATTAAACCTATAAGTAAAGGAGGTTCTAATAAAAAGTCTAATATTAGAATTACAACTAAAAGCCAGAACAGTTCCTTTGATCGTAATCCTGATAAGTCAGTAAAGAAAAATAGACTTAACAAAAGAAAAGGGAAAACTACTAAAAAGAATGCTTAACTTACTCCCATACAAGCTATATGAACATCAACTTCCAAAAGAACTTTGCAAAGGCTTAATAGGCATGGCTAAAGCTGACTTTGAGAACGCCGAAGTTTACGAAGATGGTGAAGATGTAAAGAATACTTCAGTCAGAAATAATAAAATTAAATGGTTTAATAATTCAGAAATTATTGAAATACTTAGTACATATGCTGAGAAAGCTAATGTAGAAGCTAATTGGTTTTTTGATGTAGATAGTCATGAAGTTCCACAAGTATCTTCCTATGGGCCGGGAGAGTTCTACGATTGGCATGTTGACATAGGTGTAGAAAGCCCTGATGAAGTTCACTTTAGAAAAATTACCGTAGCGGTTAATTTAAATGACGACTATGAAGGTGGTGAGTTTCAGATTGAAAAGTGGTGTGCGCCTAATGTAAGGCACAGGGCTAAAACAATCACCAAGGCTAAGGGGATAGGTTCTGTTCTAGTCTTTCCCTCCTTCCTACATCACAGAGTTAAAGCAGTTACAGAGGGAAATAGATACTCCTTAGTCTGTTGGTTTAGGGGATCACGCTTCTCCTAAATTAAAATAGTTGTTGACTTTTCTAAAATATAACTATATAATGTAGAGACAGTCGCTTAAAAGGGCTGTTTTTATCTTATTTGTATTTGCTAAAAGAAAGGAATACACATAATGAACGTAGTAACATTTGCCCCTCACTTCGAGAAGATGCGTAACTTTATGCTTGATGTAGACAAATATCTTGAGCCTCTAAATTATGTAGCACAATCTGTTGCAAACAGCAGTACTTATCCATTTCATAATATCTATAAAAAAGAAGAGAATCATGTTATTGAGATTGCTCTTGCTGGTTTTACTAAAGACGAAATTGAAGTAGAACTAGAACCTAATATTTTAACAATTCAGAGTACAAAATATAAAGGTAAGACACCTACTGTAGATATGAAGTTTAATGGTATTTCTAATAGAAATTTTCGGAGAGTTTTTTATCTAGCTGATATGATGCGAGTTATCTCTTGTAAAATGGAAAATGGTATGCTAACAATAACCATTAAGAAAGAAGTACCTGAAGAAAACAAGCCTACAAAAATAACAGTAGAATAAGGAGTACTGGGTTTGCCTATCAATAAACTACCCACAATTTATATTGGTTATGATCCACGCGAACGAGATTATGTTCGTGCCTTAGATAAATCAATTAGAATGAACACTAAAGACACGTATAACATTGTGCCTATTGTACAAAAGGAAGTACGTCGCTCAGGTCTTTACTGGCGTAGCCCTACTACAGACTTAGAAGGGAATCGTGTGGATGTTTTTGATGGCAAACCCTTTTCTACTGAATTTAGTTTTACCCGCTTTTTAGTTCCTTTTCTAAACCAAATGTCTGGATTAGCTCTCTTCATGGATGCTGATATGTTTGTTCGTTCAGATATTACAGAAATATTTGATCTATACGGACAGAGTAATCAATACGCTATTAGTTGTGTACAGCATGATCATGCTCCATCAGAAAAAACTAAAATGGATGGACAGGTACAAACTATTTATAGACGTAAGAATTGGTCTTCTTTTGTTTTATGGAACTGTGATCATCCTTGGGTAAAACAGTTTAACATAGGAGATGTCAATACTAAGTCAGGCTCTTGGCTACACGCCTTTGAATGGATGGATACATATCCTATTGGTTCAATTAAGGAAGAGTGGAATTGGCTTGATGGAACTTCCGATGAAGACGTGGAAGCAAACAATGTTCATTTCACAACAGGAGGTCCGCTATACCCTGATTGGCAGGGTAAACGTCCTATAGATAATGAGTACGCAGCAATGTGGAAAGATTTTTATAAACACGCAGTACAAGGATAATAATAATAAAATGATTCGTTTTGTAACTTCTTTTAGCGCAGACGGCTACGAAAGATATGCTCAGAAGATGCTAGAATCCGTAGTGGAGAATTGGCATCCTGATCTAAAGCTAACAGCGTATTACCATGATTGTGAAGAAGCCCTTGTTTCTGCTTTTCCTAAAGCATCCAACATTGAGTATCGTAATCTTAATGAAGTAGAAGATATGTTAGCATACCGTGAGCGTATGAAGGCGTATGATGGTACAGCTAATGGACAGACTGCTTATGATTGGCGTATGGACGCTATTAAGTGGTGCCACAAGGTCTACGCGCTAACTGATTTGGGCTTAGAACTAGCTGACAAAGACGCAGAGGCTGGTTGGATGTGTTGGCTAGATGCTGATACAGTGACAACCAAGCCGCTTACCGTAGAGAAAGTCTCAGCCCTCCTGCCAGAAAAAGCACATCTAGTGCATCTTGGCCGTAAAGACGTAGACTATAGCGAGACATCCTTTATTGGATTTAATCTCAGCTATGAATCTCCTGTCTATATGATTGCTGACCTTCGTGGCTGCTACGATATTGGCGAGGTTGTCTCTTATCGCGAGTGGCACGACGGCTTTATCTTTGAGCGTCTACTAAAGATTTATACGGCACATGGTATGCGTGTCCATAATCTAACTCCTGATGTAGAAGGATTAGCAGCCTTTCAAAGCTCCCCTCTATCTCAGTACATGACACACTATAAAGGTGCCTTAAAGAATAATCTATCAGATACTCAGGTAGCACCAGATATTAAGTTACCAAGATACCGCCAACTTGCTGATCTTATCCGCACATATGGCAGTGAAACCTTTGTAGAGGTTGGTACATGGAACGGTGGCCGCGCCATTGAGATGGCTCTAGCTTCCTTTGAAAGTAAAGAAAAGCTACACTACATTGGCTTTGATTTGTTTGAAGAAGCTACTGAAGAATTAGATGTCTACGAATTAAATAGTAAACAACATAATACACTTACCGCTGTAAGCAATCGCCTAAAAGAATTTGCTGCTAAAATGAAGGAGGATGGTAAAGAGTTTACCTTTGAGCTTCATAAAGGAAATAGTAAAGAAACATTAGTTGCTGCTAAAGAAAGCCTTGCTAAAGCGAATTTTGCTTATATTGATGGAGGGCATTCAGAAGAGACGGTACTCAGTGACTATAAAAATCTAGAGCATTGTGATGTTATTGTCTTTGATGATTACTTTAGCAAAGATCAAGAAGGAAATATTCT